GCTCTTTGCCCTTAATAGCTTCTCTTATTTCCCAAGCTAAATTACCAGCTACAGATTTTCTGCCGCTACCTCCCTTTAATAGCCCTAATAAAACTTTCCACATTTACTTGCCGTATTTACCTATATCTTTTAAAGTCTTAACTTTAGAATATAGCTTTCTAACTGCAGGATCATTACTTTCACGTAATCTTTTTCTTTCTGCAGCTATTTTAGCCTTTTTCATTTTGATTTTTTGTAGTTCATTTTCAGGAATATCTGTTCTTGGCGCGTTTGGATCTGATCTATTAGTAAAACGTTCAGAATCTAATTGGCTTCCAATAGTTGATTTTTTTTTACCATCTTTATCTAAGTCGCCTTTCGCGTTTAAAGCACTACCTTTATCATCCACAGGCATAGTGGTTAATAAGTTTCTAGCGTGTTTTTTCATCCATGATTCACTCATAATATAATTTTTTTGTTATGCGTTTTTATATGCTTCTGCTTCCCAAGGAAGATTTTTAGCACCCTCTTTCATTTGTGCTCTTGAGTATTTTTTTCCTTTCCAATAAACGTACTTATCATCATAATTAAGATCACCTCTTTTCATTTGATTTATATGAACCATTTCGTGATTTACAACGCTATCTATTTGTTTAGGGTCTTTAATATCTTTATTAATGATTATAGTACCATTGTTATTAGCTTTACCTAATACACCATCCTCCATATCTACATGATATATAGGAGTATTGTTATTTGCATAAGGAGCACCATTCATTTTAAAAGCCATACTTATTTTTTATAAGGAATCATTTTATTTAAAGCATCACGTCTTTGTTCACACCCACAAGGTATATTTAAACCTTGAGATACATTATCTACAATGGTTTTTATACCTGTTGCTTTAGTAAATTTTTCAACGCTATCTCCAAATCCTTTTGATTTCATTATTTTTTTGCCTTTCTTTTAGCTATTCTTCCTTCTATTCTTTTAGCTCTTTTTTCTAGTCTTATTGTTTTAGCTCTTTTTTCTTGAGCTTTTTTACCGCCTTGAGCTGCTGTTTCTTTTGAAGTTGTTTCTATTCTAGCGTTTTTAGCTTTAGCTTTTGTTTTTGCTAATCTAATTTCTTGCTTAGATTTACCAGCTTGTTTTGCAGTTGTTTTAGCAGATCTAATTTCAGCTTTACTTTTTGTTTTTGTATCTTTTATTTTTGAAGCTGTTTCTTTAATATCTTTAACAGTTGCACCACCTTCTATTTTTGGAGAAACTTTAACTTTAGTACCAGTCATACCACCTCCGGTTTTTCTTACTGTTGTGCCGCTTGCTTTTGGGCTTCCTACGCTTTTTACTTTTTTACGAGGGGTTGGAGCACTTTTTGTATCTTTAGTTTCAGGCTCAATTGTAGGCTTAATATTAGTTTTAGCTGGTTTATCATCAGTTACAAACCCTTTATCTTTTAATTGCTGTTCAGTAAAATATTTGCTTTTACCGCTTCCGCGTAAAGAATCTACAGGTTGGTTTTTAGAGCTAGAATCAACTATTCCTTTTTCTTTTTTCAATCTAGCCCGCTTGGTACTCATTAACTCAGCCCCATATTTGTCATAACCAGGTTTTCCAATATCACCTATAGCTAATATAGCTGATTTAGAATCTTTTTTCATATAATTACTTGATCCTTTTGCTGAGCTTAGC